ATTCCAGGTTCGAATCCTGGTGGAGGTACTAATCTATTATTACACCTGATAGGGTATAATTATACGTTATTATAAAAATTTATACCTGATCGGGTACTAATTGCTCAGATGATGGAATAGGTAGACATGAGGGACTTAAAATCCCTTGGCTATAACAGCTGTATGGGTTCGAGTCCCATTCTGAGTACTAATTATCTTTAGATGCTGCGGCTATATAGATATGTTTCTTCTCCTGTTCAGCTGCTATAATAGCCATGATACCCCGAAGTTCTTCGTAGGTAAACTGCACAACAAGCTGTGCATTTTCATCTACAACTTGCATAACAGCATGGTCAATATATATTTCAGGAATATCTAATTCATTCTGATCACTGCGTATCATGTTTGAATCAAACAATCCTAGCTTTATTACAGTAGGCATTAGCGTATCTCCCCATTATCTATTGTAAGATTCTGAACACTAAAGTTTCCGTTTTGTTTCATGGTGACAACGGCAAATCCATGTACCCATTCATTGTATGGCATGTAATCAGGAGATAGTTCACACAGGCATCCTGTGGAAAATCCTCCATGATAATGACCATCCATGTTTTTGTCTAGGTATGTGCTCGATCTATGGTAATGACCACAGATTGTATTGACTTTTGATTTACCATAGATATACTTAGCAGGGTATGCACCTCCAGCTCCTCTGTATTCATGACCGTGAATGATGTTAAGATTACCTGCTTTAATTACAGTGTACTTATCTATCAATATCACATGATGTTTAGCAAACTCTAGTAAGATTTCCAATCTAAATTCATCAGTATCAAATATTTCTGGTGCCTTTACCTTCAGATATCTTTCTAGTCTCATCTCATGGTTACCAATTTTATAGTATATCTGTGCTTTAGGAAATGCTAGTCTTAATTCATTAAGAAACCATTTGCCTAATTCTATTTCTTTACGGAATCTAGGTTTGCTTGGATCCTTAGAGAAGTCAGATAGTTGGTAGAAATCTAGTATGTCTCCATTAAGAATGATGCAGTCTACTTGTTCCTGTATTCCTTTATCTATTGCAGCCTTTAGTGCTTTAGCATTATGATAAGGGAAATGAATATCAGATAATATTAGAATCTTTTTTGTGGCACTGCCTAATACATATGGCTCCCGGATTTCTTCAAATGATTGTGGAATACTTTCAAACGGAGCATAGTTATAAGATACTTCTTGCATCATTGATTTATCTTTTAGTTTTTTTCTATTCCTAAGTCCACTTTTACCGGCATGATAAGATAAAGTTTTTCTAATGTGCTCTACATTACTAAAATGCAGAGGCTCTTCTGCATATATCTTTTTAGCTAGTGTAAGTAATGGTGTATTAGGAAATTTTTTTAATGCTGTGATGCATATCTCCGTGCCTTTAGATCTTTTTTTAGCCATCTAACAGTTAATTATATGGCCAATATCGTATAAAAACCTTAATCAACCTAATTATTTTATGGCTCAAGACCAATTTAGTGTAACAATAAACAAAGAAACGTTATCTAAAATTCTAGATAACATACTGGTTAACAGTCTTCCAGACAAAGATCTCATGGTTCAGTACCTAGCAAAGCTTATAATGAAGGGTTATGCTGGCAATGATTTCTTTATGGCTTTAACCAATACCTTTCCTGAAATTAAATTCAGGCCGGGTGACAAAGTTAGAATCGCAACTGAAACCTTGTACTATAACATAGATGTAGATAGGTCTATTGAAGAGGGATACATTATTGATCATGGAATATATGTTGAAGTTACCTCTATAGATCCTGTTTCATGTAATTGCTACAAGGGCATCGTTAGGTTTATAGATAAGAGTAACACATTTCAGAAACGAGAAATGGAATTCAATCCTGATTGTATCTTAATGGATAATACAATAGTTCCTGCGAAGCCAGCAATAGTTCCAGGTGATCTAATTTAGTATTAGCTATTTAGTGCACATTATTTTGTATATCATATCTTAAGTTCATTAATTATTTATTAGACTGAGTAACTTTGATATATGTATTATCAGTTACCCAATGGTAAGACGATATGGCTAGATATTTCGGATGTTTTAAACCTAACACCTGAAGATATCCAATACCTTATCGCCACCAATATGGGGGAGGTAATACTAAATCCGTTTAAGAATTCAGTACTAAGTAATAAAGATGAACTGGAAGAAACTGATTCAGAAGAGGAAACTGAATCAGGGGATATAGACTTTTATTATAAAGAGTTTTATCCTGATGAGTTTCCAGATACCAAGGACGACAGTATAAATTTTGACGACCTTGAAAATTAGTCTAACAATTTAAATCTATTATTACAATGCTTAGTAAAGTTTATGTGACTGCCAATGAGGTTGGTCAAGTAGTTATTCCATCTAAGGAAAATCCAAATTATGGTCATATCCGTGTAGAACAAAAGCGTACTGTTATTACAGACAAAGGTTGGGTACGTAGCAAAGTACTGAGTGCATTGATGCATGGTACTGTAGATGAATTGGAAAGCCTTGGATTTATGGCAGGAGAAATTCTTCCTGGCAAAATCATTATCAAGGAATCATTGACTCCATTCAATGCCAAAGAACCTTCATTAGATTTTAAGATTGCAGGTAAAACTGGTATTGTATGTATGGTAAATGAGCAGCCTATCTACCGCAAATGTTTCTATAATCAGAGCGGAACAGATACTGATGAGACAATTTCTCATACAAATGGTGAAGCAATACGTCAGGCAAATATTAAATTTGCTGAGACAGAAGAAGTTGCAGACGTGGATAACGATCCATTTAGTCTGTAATTGTTTAAGTATAGTATTTAGGTCAAATGGGGGTGTAACAGCCCCCATTTATTTTTTATCAACTTAATAATCAATCTATTATGCCACTCTACCAAAAAGTTACTTACACTGGAGGACTGTCTGAGTATCAGAAGTTTCCAAAAAGATTTACTTCTCAAGTTATCTATGAGCAAGATAGGTTCAATGCCTATCAAAACTTTCTTTACAAACGTGCATTGTTTGGACTATCTGTATATTCTAAAGATGAACTAAATACTATGCATTACTCTAAGAAGAAGAGGATAAATGGGGTACATCAAAGAGCACAAAAAGTTCTGAACATATGGAAGCAAGAACTTATTCATGAGTTTGTTTCTAATTTCCTGTGCAAACTATTTCATCATAGTACATTTGCTAAAGATTATTCGGAAAAGTTTGCCGGGATAGTGGATGATACGTACATTAGCACAACTGAATTCAAAGATCTTGGTATTAAGAAAGAGAATATCATAGAGAAACTAATTCAGGAGAAAGTACTACCGTCTAACTTTTATGAATTAAGATGAACCTCAACGAGTTAAGCAACAAAGAGTTACTGTTTGTTTACTTTACAAACAAGTCACTCTATGATCTGTATGAAACTGTACTTGCTGATAAAAAATATGAGTCAGTAGTTGACATGTTCGACATGGGTAGTATTATAATTAAAAATACTCTATTCGACGAAGAGATTACTGAGATTCAAAACAGTGATCATTACAGAACTGTTGTTAACTTGCATGAAAAGTTAGAACCAATAGCCAGTATCATTGGTGAGGTTGATTCTAAACTTTACGATCAGATTCAAGAGATCGTAGATTACCGTTACCGTTTCTAAAAGTATCAAAATGTTAGTTGCAAAACCTAAAATTTGCAGCGGTTGCGGCATTCAAAAGCCTATATGGAAGAAAGAGGGGAGACAGAGGTTCTGTAAGGACTGCTGGAGTTGCCATTCTAGTAAGGACAAAATTAAACCAACAAAGCAGAAACCTTTGTCCCCCAAATCTTCTAAGAAGGAAAAGTTAGATGCTGCATATACTGCTCTAAGAAAAGCATATCTATCTACACATCCTATGTGTGAGGCTAGGCTACCGGGTTGTAGCCTCAATGCTACAGACATACATCATAAACAAGGTAGAGTAGGTGGACTATATCTAGATGATTCTGAATTCATGTCTATATGTAGAACCTGTCATACGTGGATACATGATAATCCAGCAAAAGCAAAAGCATTAAAACTATATCATTAGTATGGGAAAAATGAAACAGTTATTAGATAAGTTTGAGGGTTATGTAGTTACTGCAGATGTTTATTTTCCAAATGAAGCTACACCTGAGTATGCATCAACCTTTATTGAACCTGAATTTCTTTCAGCCGATAGTGTCAAATCTGTAATAACAAGGGTAAGAAATAGAAGATTTAGAATCAGTCCTAACAAAGCAGAAATTAATATCTACAAAAGTTATGGAGATGATGCACTTGATTTTAAATATACTAAACTTGTAAAATCAATTAGCTTAAGTTCTAAGCAATGTAAAAACGCTTGGGTATGATTATTAGATTTAAGAAATACGAAGATGAGAATGGTACCAAACATTGGTACCTGCATGAACCTACATGGAGAGGAGATTCAAAAGATCTCCAGTTACCATCAAGTCTAGAGAGTCTAGTAGAGGAGGAGGTAGGAATAAGTACAACTGAAATATCTTTTGAGGTAAGTAAGTATCATATGAGTGATGCTAAAAATCTAGAGAAGATTCATAACGAGGAGATGGAGGCAGGTAGGTACGATTCGTATTATGGTGAGATATATATCTGTGACTTGTTGCAGTTATATTTTCCAGAAGGTTATCCTAATAAAATTTATTATAAGGCAAAAGCAAATGACAAGGGATGATATACAGGCGGAAGCTATTAAAATATTAAAAGGTTTATCTGCAAATTCACGTGTTGGTTTGGGAATCAGTATGGGTGTGGGTAAAACTAAGATATGCCTAGAGTATATTAATTACCTATCAAGTGCTAGAGTTATTCCATTAAAGACTTTGGTTGTTGCACCGAAGGTATCTATACATAGATCCTGGAAGGACGAGATAGTTAAACATGGATATGAGGATTCTAATCTTGACATTTCCTACGGGACTTATCTTTCCTTATATAAGAAGAACCTGAGTAATTATGATTTGATTATTCTTGACGAGTGTCATAACCTTTTACGTAAGCATGATACTGTTCTATCTAACTATAAAGGTTGTATCGTTGGTGTAACAGGTACACCCCCTAAGATAGCATCATCTGAGAAAGGTGAGATGGTAGCAAAGCATTGTCCCATTAAGTTTACCTATATGGTAGATGATGCGGTCAGTGATGGTATCTTAAACGATTACATAATATACGTACATGTTCTAGATTTAGATACTCGCAAAAACTATTTCAAGAAGACCAAGACTGGAGGTTATTATACATCAGAGTTAGATGATTACAACTATTGGTGCAGAGCAATAGATGGTGCTAATAGTCAGAGAGAATTACAAATGAAGCGTATCCTTAGAATGAAGGGACTGATGTCTTATCCTAGTAAAGAGGTGTATGCCAAGGAGTTACTGAATTATATCAATGATAAAGTAATCCTATTTGCTAATACAAAAGACCAAGCTAGTAGACTGTGCAGTTATTCTTATTTCAGTGGCAACAGAAGTTCTGAGTCTAACCTTGAAAAATTTAAATCTGGAGATATATTTAAACTTGCATGTGTCCTACAATTAAATGAAGGTGTTAATATACCAGATTTAAAACAGGGTATAATCATGCATTCATATGGTAATGAGCGTAAGTCATCACAAAGACTAGGTCGTTTGCTTAGATTAAATCCAGACGAGACAGGGAAGATTCATATCCTATGCTATAGAAATACCGTAGACGAAACATGGGTCAAGTCAGCACTTGAGGACTATGATCCATCTAAAGTAATGTGGGTATCTAAAAGTTCAAAATTTACAGCATGAATACACAAGTAGAACACGTTGAAGAATTACTTGAAGATGTAGAATCACAACCTAGGATTGTATTATACAATGACAATCACAATTCATTTGAGCACGTTATATTGTGCCTAATGGCTTTCTGTAATCATAATCTTATTCAGGCAGAACAATGTGCACAGCTAGTACATTCTAAAGGTAAGTACGCAGTTAAGCACGGTAGTATAGATGAGTTGGTTAGTATCAATAACCAACTGGCTGCCAATGATTTAACTACAGAGATACAACTGTAGGGTATTTAGTGTATATTGGTCCAATAAATACAAACCATGACTGCACTAATACTATTACTAATTGTTGCAGCAGGAGTATTCAAAGGTAAAATGGATGCTCTTGCTGATGAAGAAATGAAAACATTTGATTGGCATCGTAAGTATGATTTCACAAAAGAATACAAATGTCATTGGTGGTACCTCGGTTTAATCAAACCTATGTTTCCAGAAAAGTTTCCATTTAGTTCTACAATACTTGTATTCTTGACTGATCGTTGGCATATGAATCAGTTCTTTATGCAGCGTTGTTTATTTCTTGCAATTGGTTTAGCAATAACCCCAAGGCTCCTACTGAGTATATTTGTTGCATTCATAGTATTCCCAATTATCATGGGTGTACCTTTCGAATCAGTATATAATTGGTATAGAAAATATTTAAAAGAAAAGAATAATGCTAGATCCTGAAGACAACTGCACTGGCCTATGTAGATATTGTGATAAAGATGCTATCTACAAATGTGCGCAAGAATTAGCTAGATTAGAAGATGATGAAAACATGGTAGATAGCATCTACTTTGATTTGCTAACTACATCTATTATCTGTACTAAATGTTTTAGCGAGGAATATTCTGATTACTATTCAGATGACGGCGCATGAAAATAATTGATCCACCTAATGGTTATAGGTACGGGTTCCCAAAACCAATACCTACTGATGTAGTAAACGTAAAAGAATGGCTAATAGAAAACGGTTACCCTAAATCTGAAATAGATAAATACGGAGACTGGTTCTATTGCAGATATCATTTTATACCAGACGGTATGAATAAAGTAAATAAACCAAAAACCAACGAAGATGAATCTTAAATTAAAAGGAAAGAGAATCCTTATTGAAAAGCCCGTAAGACCTGAAAGTCAGGTAATCCTTACAGAAGATGTTCAGGCAAACCTTGAAGCAGAGTTCATGAAATCATGGAGTAAGCTTAATGTAGTAGCTACTGGTGATGAATGCACTTCTGTAAAGACAGGAGATCAGGTATATATCGGTACAGCATTAGCTAACTGTGAGGTAATTGATATCGATGGCACTATGTATTTTATTGCCTACGAGAATAACGTTGCAATTGTTTGGTAATGAAGCCAGTAATAACTAAATCATCCTTTAGTAACGGTATTTTATATCTATGCTTATCTACAGGATTTGCCCTGATAGGTGGAATGGTAACAGAATACCTGTTTTACTTCGGCCTACTGATAAACCTTGCTCTAGTAATGGTATGGGCACTAGACTATGAGATGAATAGATTCATGGACAACACAGTAAAGATACTGCAGTACATGAAGTATGATTTTCGTAATGGTCCTATATACTATGTGATTGCAGCAGGTTGTTGGATTGTTACTATCATCAATGCCATTCTAGACCATCGCCGTTATGGATATATCGAATTTGACATTTGGTTATCCCTAACATCTGTTTATTTCATATCTTGTGTTATGGTCCTTTGGGGCTATACAAAAGATTATGGCAAACTCAAGTGATCTTATTTTTATATACTGGGATGATGTTCCTGTATCTAAGTCAATTCAAGAAAAACTAATACAATCTTTTAATGATCAAAATGAGCAACAGCCCGGTTAGTGTAACCGAGGTATATGAGGGTACCATAGAATTAGATCGTAAATATGTATTTACAGTAGAGAAAACAATTGTAGATAAGCCAGTTCCGGCTGATTTTCAACCCTATAATGTTAAAAATGTGTATTGTGTAGAGGATTGTGATGGAGAAATTGCTCCTGATGTATTATTTTTAATAGAAAGAACAATAATTAACTGGGGTAAAAAGAATGGAATCGGCAAATCAACTAAGGACGAATGATCCTAATGAAACCAAACCTCCTGTATGGGAGGATCTAGGTTACGCAAATTTTGAATAGTATGAGTAAAAAAACCAAATTGCTTAAAGATCTATTGGTCTTACTAGCTGACCCAGATATTTACCATGTATACTCAGATTCAGGTGATGGGTTTAGACATGAGTATACTATTAAAATTAGAGAGACTGAGTCTGGTACTATGTATAGTATGGAGTACTCTGATACTGGTGAATGGTCTGAAGAAATACGTGGTGTAAATGTATTTCATATACTAAATACCGGCAGTGGATTCAGATGGGTAGATACACTACCCGAGTTAGTCTTAGAATATGACCAAATGTATCAGTTACAAGTCTTCCTGAGATTCATTCAGGATATAGAAGCCAGTGGTAACTATACCACTAAAGTTCTAAAAGTAGAAGAAGTATCATCTTATAAATTTTAACCAACAAATGAAAAAAGTATTTATTGCTATGGCAATGGCTTTGCCTTTCCTATCCTTTTCACAACACTGTATTGTAAAAGACTGTGATGAGATGACTGAAATATGTTATTATTATCCCAGACACAATATCATTTTTGCTAATGATGCTAAGACTCAGGGTTTTACAATGGATGCCCGGATTGTAGAAGATGGAGGTCAGTTATCTATTGCAGATATTATGATTACTAGTGTCAATATTGGTAACTGTAATGAGAATGATAAATTCATTATCATGTTTGACGATAGCACTAAACTTTCATTAGTAAGCTGGAATAAGTTTAACTGTGAGGGTAATGCATGGTTTCATCTTGACTCTTCTGATATTGCTGCTTTAGCATCGCATAAAATTATAAAAGTATACTTCCAGAATGGTAGAAGCTATGATTCATTTACCCGTCCAGTAAAGGCAGATGACCAAGCATACTTTATGACCATCATTGCGGATTGCAGAGAAAATAAATTTACAGTTAAGCCAAAATAACATGTGTCCAGATATCTCAATGTGTTCAGGGGGTGATTGCCCCCTGAAACACTCTTGTTACAGACATACTGCTACTCCATCAGAGTTTAGGCAGAGTTATTTCTTAGGAATACCACTAGAAAAAGATGGTACATGTAAATATTATTGGGAGGATACAAATGAGTAAACAAACAGCAGTAGAGTGGTTAGCTGAAATGAATACTGATATGAAAAAGCAAACAGCAGTAGAGTGGTTATTTGCACACCTATTACCTTTCCTTGAGTTCTCTGACTTAAAGGAAAGAGAGCATTTTAGAAAATGCTTATCTGAAGCCAAAGCAATGGAGAAGGAGCAGATTATTAATGCTTATGAGGTTAGCCATATATCAATGATGACCAGTGAGCAATACTACAACGAAACATACGGAGGTGACAAATGAATAAATGGTTAGATTATCTATGGTTAAATAGATTTCAATGGTATCGTAAATGGAGAAAAGGTACTTGGTATAAACATCAATTCACAGTAGATGCACAACAAATTTCTCTAACTTTTATCGGTACTTGGTGGGCAAGATATGGTTATTTAAATAGATATTCAATTGTAATTGACAACGAAACATACGGAGGTGACGAATGATAATCTTAGCAGCAGTTATTGTAAGCCTATCAATATGGTTATGTGCACTTGAGTTAAATGAAATCAATAAAAAATTAAGGAAGTAAACAATGAATAAAGAATTTATTCCATACGAACAAGCATTAGAACTCATTAAACTTGGGTTTGATGAAAAGTGTATAGCTTGGTATCCAAATGACTCAGCCGCATTATCCATTGATGGTGTTTATCTTGGTGAAAGAAGATCTGGTTCGTATAAATTACTTGCATATGCACCACTATACCAACAAGCATTTAGATGGTTCAGAGAGAAGTATAAAGTAAGGTTTTTTATTCAATCAGGTATGTCAGATTTGGGAGAGTTCTTTAAGGTTATATTTCCCGATGGTGAGCAAAGGGGTATGAGCTATACTACCTACGAAGAAGCAGAGTTGGAATGCCTAAAGAAACTAATTGAAATAGTAAAAGGAGGTGACAAATGAGAGTTTATCTTTTTTTAATAAACTTAATAAACTTGTTATAAATGAGTAAAGTAACACTAGAGTTTAATCTTCCTGAAGATGTAGATGATTTCCGACATGCTGTCAATGGACAGGAGTACTACATTGCTCTGCATAATATCAGAGAGGATGTTAGACAAATCTGGAAGTACAGAGAACTCAGTAAAGAAGAGTATGCTCTTGTAGATGAGATTTACCAAATGATTAATCAAAGAATTAATGAAGGAGAAAGAGCCAATGATTAAAGAAGGTGATCAAGTAGTATGTATAGATGATGTATTTGATCCCCGGTCAATTGAGATTATCCCTAATAGACCTATTAAAGATAATATCTATACTGTCCGAGAGATGAGATATTATGATATGCATGATAAAATGGGCATTACTCTAATGGAAATTAAAAATCCTCTTATTGTAAGAGACACATTTGGTAGAAAACAAGAACCTAGTTTTAACATTATCCGGTTTGCTCCGTTAGATGAGGTATTAGATAGTATTAGTATAGAAGAACTACAAGAAGAACTAGTATGAGTAAAGTAAAATTAGTTACCCGGAAGTCTATGCAGATCAGACCTTCGGGTAGATCTACTGACTTCATTGCACCCAGTTTTGGGTATGGTTGTATAGGCTTTAATTGTTCATATTGCTACATGAAAAGACATAAGCCAGAAGGTCTAACAGTAGCTAAGAATATACATGATGTTCTTACTGCCATTGATCATCACTCTTGGTTTGCAGATGTAGATAAACCTAATCAGACTCATAAGCATTATGTAACTTATGATATAGGTTGTAATGAAGACCTAGCACTTCATCATAAGTATTATGACTTTGATAAGATAGTTAGGTTTTTTAAGACTCATGGAAAAGCATTTGGTTCATTTGCTACTAAATATGTAAACCGCAAATTGCTAGATTATGATCCTGCTAATTCTATGAGGATACGATTTAGCCTCATGCCCCAGAAATATGCTGATTTATTAGAGCCAGGGACTAGCAAGATATTAGATAGAATTATTGCTATTGATGAGTTCTTAGCAGCTGGTTGGGATGTACACATAAACTTCAGTCCTGTAATCGTAACAGAAGGATGGGAACAAGAGTATGCAGCACTATTTCAGCTAGTGGATAAGTATGTTACTACCAAGCACAAAGTAAAAGCAGAGGTAATCTTCCTTACCCATAATGCTGATAAGCATAAGTATAACCTGGATCATGGTATACCTGGTGAAGAACTATTATGGAGACCAGATATTCAGGAAGATAAAGTATCCGAATATGGGGGTAGGAATATTAGGTACAAGCACGACCTAAAAAATGATTATATCTATCAGTTTAAAATGTTGCACGATTTGATAATCCCTTGGAATACAATTAGATACATTTTTTAATATGACTGATGAGGACAAACTAAAAGTTATTAATCTACTAATGCTTCTGCAGATATGTGTATATGCAGCTGATGAAACTACAACTATCTCTTGGTTCAATAAACAGAAAACTAAAAATGTTCTAAATACATTTCTTGATATCATTATTAAGGAGCACGGACACGTAATAAAAAGTTTTTGGGATATTCCTGAGATGGATATGGTGGAAATTACCAAAGTTCTTAGTAACTTTGGCAAAGCTGCCGGATCATTAGAATACTATGATCTAGTAGAAGTAACTAAATTAATTAACGATTATAAAAATCAAAAATCATGAGTTGTTTATTCACTTGTTTGTTATTTGCAATTGGCGGTGCCCTTGCATCAGGTATTCTTGTTGATCTTAAATGGAAAGATGCTGCAAAAAAACTGATTGATAGAATCAGTTCTCTTGAAAGCGGTCTAAGCATTAAGCAATCAGAAATCAATAATTTAAATTCAAAATTGATTGCTGCTAATTCACGAATCAATATGCTTGATGTCAGTCTTTGTGCAAAAGATAAAGAACTTAGCGAACTATCAAAGACAGCAAAGCAGTCTGAAAAAACAGAAACTAATCCTAACGTTACTCCTGTAAATCCTCAACAAGGTTTGAGTAAAAAACGCGGTCCATATAAAAAGAAGAAGAATTATGGCAGACCAGCTTCCAATAACAATTCAGCTAAGAAAACAGAATAAAGAATTAGTCATTGTACATGACATGAGTAGATCAAAATTAGATCTATTTGTAAAATCATTAGAGGAAGGACAGGTTGTTGCAGTTACTTACGAAGTAATTAGCGCAGATAAATCTTATGCTCAGTTATCTAAATTGATGAAATGCATAAGAGAAGTAGCAACCTATACAGGTGATACATTTGAGAGTGTAAAACATGAGGTAAAAATCCGGTCTGGACTATGCATTGATGGAAAATGCAAGTCGTTTGCTGACTGCTCAAAAGATGAGATGAGTCTAGCAATACAGGCAATAATTGAAATAGGTGATATTGTAGGATTTAACCTACATTAAGACCAAAAAAGTGAGATAATGTAGGTTTTATCCTACATTATCTTCTTTTGCAGGACCATCAACTGGTGTTTTGGTTTGTGTTGCAGGATCGTATTCAACCCAATGCAGTTTATCTTGTGTTCTTGCTGCAGATTCTACCAAAGTAAGGAATGCAAGAATGGTTTGGCAATGGTATGTAAAAGCATCATCAATAGTGCCTTGACCAATCTTTTTCATTACCTCCGTAAAATGTTCTTGGTCTTTGAATGGTACAAATTCCAATAGCATTTGATTAAATCGCATAACGTAATCTACAGGAAGTTCAATAGCAATGCTAGTATTTTCCTTATATACCTCAGCTCTTACAGGCTTGAGGTCTTCTACTGGGATTGTTGTTTCTTCTGACATGTTGATTTTATTTAATGCACAAATATAAATGAAAGATATAAACTTACAAGAAATAAAAGAAAAACTGTTTCAAAAGTTGAAGTCAGCTGGTTGGGGACCAGCAACTGTAAATTTTATTATGTCATCAGACTTTGATAATATATTGGAATTCCTTTATAATGAATCAGTTAACGGTAAAAAGTGGACCCCACAGATAAAGAATCTATTCAGAGCATTTGAGGAATGTACATATGAAAATACTAGGGTTGTAATACTTGGCCAAGATCCTTATCCCCAAGTAAATGTAGCAGATGGCATTGCATTTAGTTGTAGCATGTACGGCACAATAGAGAAGTCCCTAAAGTATATGTATGATTCTATAGAAAGGACCACAGATCAGCAGCTAGAAAGATCAGCAGACTTAACAAAATGGGCTAATCAAGGAATGTTAATGCTAAATAGTGCATTGACTACGACAATAAATAAACCTGGGTCTCATCAGCTAGTATGGAAACCGTTTACTGCAGCAATTATTGATCATCTGATTTGGAATAAACCAGGTCTAATCTACGTATTTCTTGGTAAAAGAGCACAGGAATATGCTGATATGATACCAGATAATCATTACAAAATTTTTGCTACGCATCCTGCAAGTGCAGCTTATACTGGACAAGCTGAATGGGATTGCAATGATTTGTGGAATAAAATAAATAAAGAACTAGAAAGAAATGGGAAGCAGAAAATTAACTACTAAAAATTATGTACCACTACCTGAAAAAATATCTATCCGTGGATATTTAGATTACAAGTCTGGAGAATTCACATTTATTGTTTTTAGCAATAAAAGATATGTTCAAGCAAAAGGATTGTATGATGCTCTTTCTATATTTGGTATCAATTATGACAAAGCAAAATTGATTGTTGCTGAGATGTCTAATGAGCTAGATACTACTCATAAATTCAGAACAACAGAAGCTAACTATACTCAATTTGCCTTAGACCAAAGATTTCTTTATGATACTAATACAGTTTTACGATATCCTTGATGAGCTGGATGTAACTCCCAATGCATTTCACATCTTATGGTGCATTGCTAATAAGCGCAGACCTAAATCTGTAAATGCACATACTGAATTAAGAAATCTTAATGCAGCTAAACTTATAGATGATAAGTATGCAATAACCGAGGAAGGTAAAGCAGTATTGAAAAAGGTTGAGGATATATTCCAGGAAAAAATAGTAGAAGAAAAAGCTACTGTATCTGAAGATTATATTACTCAGTACCTTAATCTATTCCCTAAAGGTAAATTACCTAGTGGTAAATCAGCTAGAGTAAACCGTAGAGATATAGATAAAGCCTTTAAATGGTTCTTTCAGAACTATGACTATAGTTGGGATACAATTCTTAAAGCAACAGCCTACTATGTAGATAGTTTTGAGAAACAGAAGTTTATGTACATGAGAAATTCACAATACTTTATTGGTAAAACTAACCCAGACAAGACAAAAGATTCAGATCTTGCTAGTTATTGTGAGATAATTTTAAATGGTGGTTACGAAGAAGAAACCACATTATCAGAAAAAGTAGTATGAAGTATAAAAAGTTGGCAGCCGTTGTAATGATGTTATCCATCATGCTCCTGTTACATGTAATTGTTTGGAGGGTTAGTACTGATATACTACACATTCAAATTAGTTTTCTGCAGATAATTTTTATTAACATTCTCTTGGAATTGTTGAGTAAAGGTTATAGTTTTATATCCCGGAAAGTCCTAGAATCATTCTAAGTTACTGCTCCGGTAACAATCTCATTTTCAGTATAATGGTAGAAAAAAAGCATGCTTGGAAAGGGCAGAAAGATGGTTTTGTCCAAGCACTAGAATACATGAAAGGAAGGCGAGAAGGTAAGATACGTAGTATCAAAACACCTTGGCCTAAATTTAATGATGCATCTACCGATGGTATAGAGTGGAATACTCTAACTGTTATTGCAGGTAGGTCTGGTGCTGGTAAGACTTTAGTAAAAGACAATATTGTAAATAACGCATTTGTACTGAATAAAGGTGAAGAATTTAGGATATTAGAATTTCAGTTCGAGATGCTTTCCAGAGTAACAGCATTACGTGAATTCTCTAGTGTGGTCAATAGATCATACAAAGATTTGTGCAGTGCTAATGGTCAGCTAGATGATGAAACTCTTTTAAAATGTTATGACTATGCAAAGATTAGAGTAAAGTATCCTATCGATGTAGTAGAAACTCCTATGACTGTTAAAGAGATTGAAGATGTAATTATTGATTACATGGAAAGTCACATTAATACAGAAGGTGAAGTTCCAAAATACGTCAATACGATTATTACTCTTGACCATTCATACCTGCTTAAGGTAAATAATGGACAGAATAAGCAGGATATGCTTTATGAATTTGCAGAGACTCTTACAAAACTTAAGAGAAGATATCCTATTGCGTTTATTATTTTAAGTCAGCTTAACAGAAACATTGATAATCCAGAGAGAAATGAAGATGGTAGGGCTGGTAACTATATCTTATCTTCAGATCTTATGGGTGCCGATGCTTTGCTTCAGCATGCTGACGTTGTTGTTGGTCTCAATAGACCAGGGTATTTCAAGATTCGGTACTACGGTCCTGAAAGATATATCATTGATGATGAACGAGTTATGGTAATGCACTTTCTGAAATGCAGAAATGGTGATACCAGAATGAGTTTCTTCAAAGGTAATTTTGAAAGTATGACTGTGGTAGAAATACCGACACCACCGAAACAAGAAAAACGTTTAAATACAAAATAATGATTAAGACTCAAGAAAAGAAGAACCTGGTTGATAAGAAAGCTAGGATGCAAAATCTTGTAGATTATCACCAGAAAACTTTTGAGGCACTTGGTATAGATGATCCTTTGTTTGTACCTACAATGGCTTATAAACCGTATACAAAGAATGAATTACATGTTAGTTTATTTCCAAGTCAGCTAAAGAAGGGACAAGATATCTACACAGAGTTTGTAAATAAGGAATTTGAACCTGAGACTGAGGAAAGAACCTTGTATAAGTGGAAACATAACAAGTATTGGGAAGAAGAATATGATTCTGTTGAACTAGAAAACAGCAGTGATCGCAGATATCTAGTACCCGTAAGTGAACTAGAAGTTATAGTTGCTCCAGTTAAAAAGGAAACTGCTGATTCTCAGATAATTATGTTTGATACATTTGATGAGATCATGGATCCAGATGAGGACTGTCCTCTAGATAGAATTACTCTTAGAGATTTAGCAGCAATCATGTTGCAAAAACCTGTAAGTAGGAAGAAGTGGCTAAATCAAATAATTAAATCGTAATGGAAATAGTACTGCCAACAAAAAAACAGAAGCCTGAAACTACAAGTCCAGAGAATCTTGTAATCTTTAGTAAGCCTAAGGTAGGTAAGACTACCTTGTTTGCTGACCTACCTGATTGTTTGATTCTAGATTTAGAATCTGGTTCTAAGTATGTTGAGGCTTTAAAAATTGGTGCTGCCAATGTAGATGAGATTAAGGCAATCGGTAAAGCAATTAAGGATGCAGGTTATCCCTATAAGTACGTAGCCGTAGATACAATTACTGCTTTAGAAGAAATTTGTGTCCCATTTGCTGAGGAACTTTATTCTCAATCTCCCATGGGAAAGTCCTGGTTTTCAGAGGGTAAGGTTAAATATGGTAGCATACTTAACATGCCTAATGGTGCCGGCTATCCTTGGCTTCGTGAGGCTTTTTCAACTATTATTGCCTATATTAAGAAATGGGCACCAAGAGTTATTCTTGCTGGTCACGTAAAGGATGTGTTGCTGGAAAAGAATGGAGCTGAATTCACATCAATGGATTTAGATCTAACAGGTAAACTTAAGAGAATTATCATGCAGCACTCTGATGCAATAGGTTATTTATATAGACGAGGAGATACTAACATTCTTAGTTTTAAAACTAAAGATGATGTATCTTGTGGTGCTAGACCTATTCATTTAAAGAATAAAGAATTTGAAATTTCAAAAATTAACGAGGACGGTAGCGTAACAGTTGACTGGTCTCAAATCTTCATCGACTAAATTTAAAACCATGATTAGTACAAAGAACATTAAAGAAAACGGTTCATCATCATCAGTAGCAAAGACATTGTCCCCAGGAAATGCCTCTGTAAAAATTTATAATATCCGACTTGAAGCAACACCTTATAATAAGGAAGCTTACAATATCATTCTAGATGTTGAAGGTCCTGCATTAGGTGATGACTTTGAGGGATTTTATGTTGACAAAGACAATCCAGACTTGGGTCGTCATCAGGGTCAGGTAGGCCGTGTTAAGCTTACTGAGTATCCATTTGCTGATGCAACAACTCCAAAAGGAAATGTAATTGTTCGTGATGAAGAGATTCTTAAAGCAATCAAGAACCTGTGTAAAGAGACTAAGTCACTAGCCTGGTTGGAATCACAAGATGAGAAGCATGATACTGTTGACTCATTGGTTAATCAATTTAATTATGATAAACCATTTGCCAATAAGTTCCTGCGTGTATGTATTGCCGGTAAGGAATATCAGAATAAGGCTGGCTATACTAACCACGATTTGTATTTTCCTAAATGGTCTAAGGATGGTATTGCATACGAAAGTGCTGAGGTTGATGAAGTAAAAAGCAAAGTAGTTAAGTTCAATCCTGAGGTCCACATTAAGAAAGGTAAGACCGTAGAGGTTAAAACATTTGGAGAAAGTACAACAAAGAAGTCTCTGGCTGATGACTTTGAGTTGTAATGTTTAAAGGTTAAACTATGAAGGGGGCAGAATTAACTGTCCCCTTTAATTTTTTATAGCATGCTTAGTACAAGATCAATAGTAGTATCAATAGATGAGGTTCCATCTACTTGGATATATGAATATTATTGTAAGCTAACCGAAAAGCTTACAGGTCAGAGTGTTAAGATGAAATCTTTGTTCAATCATAAAGACACTAACCCTAGTTTCTTTATCTATTACAGAGATGGTAAATACAAATGGAAAGATTTTTCTACCGGTTATGGTGGTAGTGATGTAAATCTAGTATCTGAATTATATCATCTAGAATATCCTGAAACCGTTCAGCTGATAATGAAAGACTATTCGGTATTCCTAGAGAAGAATAAAAACGGATATACTCTCAGCCCCATAGTTGAGGAAAATAAGTATGAGCTGTCAACAGTAGTAACAAGATCTTGGAATAATCTAGATGCAAGTTACTGGCTACAGTATAACATAGGCTCCGAAACATTAGAAAAATTTAATGTAAGGCCTATTGAATATTATGCTTTTACTTGCACTGACAAACCGGGTTTTGATGTGCGTAGTAATTATATGTATGGTTATTATAATTCAAATAACCAGATATGTAAAATCTACAGACCTAAAAGTCAAGACTATAAATTCATAAAGGTCAGAGATTATTTGCAAGGCACAGATCAGCTAGAGTTTAAGAAACCATATCTAGTAATATGCAGTTCTTTAAAGGATGCTATGTGCATAGATTCTATGGGGTATCCTGTAGAAGTCGTTGCACCAGACAGTGAGAACAGTATAATCCGCAAAGAGATAATAGATTTATATAAAATAAAATATAAAGCTATTTGTACTTTACTTGATAACGATAAGGTTGGTATAGAAGCAATGGCAAAATACAATGCGCTATATCAGATTCCGGGTATACATCTGAAGTTAGAAAAGGATTTATCTGATTCAGTTAAGGTACATGGTGTTGAAACTGTGGATAGAATTCTTAGACCGATTCTTAAAAATATTTTACTAAGATGAGTTGGTTATATAATGGTACCGTGTTTACTGAAGACATGATACCTGAAAATGCCGTTGGTTTTATCTATATTATGGGAGCCATAATTGACGGTAAATCAGTAAGTTACGTCGGCAAGAAAAACTTTTATGCAGAAGTAAAAACAAAGCTTAGTAAGAAGGCAATGCCTACAGACAAACGTAAAAAGACGTACAAACGTGTACGGAAATGTACGTATCAAAATTATTTTAGTAGCAATGAGATACTAAAACAAGCTCATAAAGATGGTGTACATATCAAAAGAGAAATCATAAAGATATGTTATACTAAGTCTGAGCTATCATACCAAGAAGTAAAGTACCAATTTATGTTTGGAGTACTTGAATCTGAATCTTGGTTAAACGGAAATATTCTCGGTAAATTTTACAAACAAAACAAATGACTGAAGCAGAAATCATGGCAGCTATGCTGTCTATATGCGAGCAAGGAATAGAAATGGTAGAAGTAGACTTCTCTGGATCAGGAGATAGTGGTGATATAGATGAATGGAGATATCTTGATGCTGATAATGATGAAATTGATATCGATGATAAGTCAGAGGCAATAATAAAAATGATTGGAGAAGAAATTATTAATCATAATTATGGCTATGACTGGTATAATAATGAAGGTGGTCGTGGTACATTGTATATGAATCTTAAGAAAAAGACTTGGAACATAGAAGGTGTTCAGTATGTAGAAGAACCTAATAGTGAAGAAGGAGACCTTGTAAATATCTTAAGTAAGCTAAACGTAAATTCCTGATGGCACATCCCCATGAACATGCAAAAAGTTCTGTCAAAAAATGGGGTGGTAAACTAGAAGATTACACAGACATTCATAACTGGTTTGATGAGACTAAGGGCTGGTATGGTCATAGTATGCATCGTCTATTCCGTCATCACAGTGAGGGAATATTTGAATGTGAAAGAATCTTTGGTGCTTCCTTCATCAATTCTGATGGTAAGAAAGTTTACACCCGTTATGTTGGAGAACAACATGTAAAAGAAGATTGCAATGGTTATATACCAAGTGCAAGAGAATGGATATTATTTATGAATAATCCACAAAAGTGGATGCTTAAAACACTGGATATCAATGACTAATCAATTAGAATTAACGTCAGAGATTTGTGATAATATGCTTAAAATGATGCAGTCAAGTGACAAGGATAACTTGACAGTTGCTGCAGAAACAATTAGACATATAGATGTAACTGAAAATCTACCTTATCTATTAATCTTATTTAAAGAATCAAGTGCAGAAATTCGTACTGCTGTATTTACAGAAACTATGATGGAGGATAAGTTAAAATTGATATGCAAGCATATAGATTTTGATGCTCCAGTTACCTATAACGCCATATACAACGAGATAAAACATCACAATGTTTTGCAGGAAGCTTTAGAGTATTTTCTAAATAAGTTTTCTATTTCCATAAAAAGAAACATGATGGAGTGGGGATTCAGTTTCCTGAGTGATTTTAATCTAAAACTAATACCTATTAAGAATGAATCATCAAGATTCACTAGCAAAGACCAGTAAAGAACTAATGCTGAAAGAACCATTCTATGGTTTATTTCTAATTAGTTTGAATAAGATATGGTCTGATAGAGTACCTACTGCAGGTGTCTCTAAGAATAATATAAATTATCAGCTCGTGGTTAATCCTGACTTTTGGGGGTCTCTTTCTGATCCCCATAAGTTGGGACTATTAAAGCATGAGCTGTTGCATATTGCATTCTTTCACATTTGTTCTGAGAATCTTGGCTATGACAAGAAGCTTTCTAACATTGCAATGGACCTAGAGATTAATCAATACATTGATGGTATTAACTTACCAGATGGTGGATGCACAATCAAAACGGATCCATTTGTACAATTAAATCTTCCTGAAAAAGCTGGCTGGCATATCTATTATGACCTTATCAAGGATGAACTTGATAATAATCCTGATAGCGAATCTAGTCAAAGAATTCAGCAAATGATTGATGATCAAGGTTCTGGAGAATCCCATACAAAAATGGGAGACTTAATACCTAATCACGAATCATGGGGTGAATTTGAAAATCTCAGTGATGCAGAAAAGAAACTAATTGAAAAGCAAACAGAACATATCTTATCTGAGATCCAAGACCAAATAGAGAAATCTAGAGGTGTTATACCTGGAGAACTTAAGAATATTCTAGGAAGACTTAATATAAAAGAACCATCGAAATTTGATTGGAAGGGATATCTAAGAAGATTTGCCGGTGGTTCTCAAAAAGTCTTTACTAAAAAGCTAAGACGTAAGTTCAATAAAAGGTTTGAGGAAAATCCAGGTCTTAAGATTAAACAGAAACGACATGTACTTGTAGCTATTGATACTAGTGGTTCTGTTTCAGAAAAAGAATTAAAGGAATTCTTTCATGAGATAGATCATATCAATCGTACAGGTAGTGATATCACAGTAATTCAATGTGATACGTCTATCAGTTATATTGGAGACTATAAAAAAGGACAAGAACTAGTTATTCACGGCAGAGGCGGTACTAGTTTTGATCCTGTTCTAGAGTATTATAATGCAAACGTTGGAAAATATACATGCCTTATCTATCTTACTGATGGTGAGTGTGATACAGACATAAATGTAAAAGGTAAAATGCTTTGGGTTATATCAACCAGAGGTAGCATAAATAAATCATTAAAAGGACCACAAATTAAATTGAATTAAGATGGCACAAGTAAATTTAAATACTTCAGAACTTAAGGGTTTTATTAATCATATTGTATCTAATAATAGATATCTTCAGCAGAATGGAAAGATTCCAGTAGCTGTTGCTGTAGAGGGTGAAGCAGGTATCGGTAAGACAAGTACTATTCTAGAAATAGGTAAAGAACTAGGTCTGCATGTTGTAAAGTTAAATCTTGCACAGATAGAAGAGATCGGTGACTTGACCGGTTTTCCAATGAAGGAATTTGAGATTAAGAAAGATGATGTAACTAAATGGGTTCCTGAGAATACTTTGCCTTTGTATATCCAGAACAAGTATATTCCAACAGGTGAAAAGAGAATGACTCATGCTGCACCAGAATGGATTCAAGGCAAAGGTGAGGGTGGTATTCTTATCTTAGATGACTATACTCGTGCTGATTCTAGATTCCTACAGGCTTGTATGGATTTGATTGACCGTCAAGAATATATTTCATGGAAGCTTCCAAAAGACTGGCACATTATCTTGACTACGAATCCTGACAATGGTGATTACAATGTAACATCTATTGACGTTGCACAAAAGACTCGTTTCATTACAGCTAATCTTAAGTTTGATATTGATTGCTGGGCTAAATGGGCAGAGTCTGCAAACCTAGATACTCGTTGTATCAATTTCTTACTGCTAAATCCAGAGTTGGTAAACAAAGAAACCAATGCTCGTAGTATTACTACATTCTTTAACTCTATTAGCAGCTTTGATTCTTTTGAGAAAAATCTTCCAATGATTCAGTTTATTGCAGAAGGTTCTGTAGGAGATACATTCGGTACAATGTTTACCATGTTCATCAACAATAGACTTGACAAGATGATTTCTCCTAATCAGATTCTCCTGAATCAAAATTGGGATACTGTAAAGTCTGAGTTGTATGAAACAATCGGTACAGGTCCTGGATATCGTGCTGACATTGCAAGTGTTCTAGCTACTCGCCTCATTAATTATACTGTTAACTATAGTAATACAGAGGCAATAACAGATAAGATTCTAGAGCGCGTAAAGAATATTGTAACGTCTGATGTATTTACTAATGACATTAAATATCACATCATCAAGAATGTAATTAATGGCAACAAAACCAAGTTTACTAAGCTGATGATGGATCCTGAAATTGTTAAAATGGCTGTAAAATAATAAGCTATGCAGAGAAGCATAAAATTAACAGAAGAACAATTAGATAGATTAAAGTTTATTGAAGGGTCTGGCCTATTGGTCAGACCCGGTAATTATTATAATATCCACTTTGTTAATGGGGATACTTATAGTAAGATATATAAAATGTTTACGGCGTATACAGACATAAGCAGTATACCTAAAGATGCAAAAGGATTTATCCTACCAAAAAATAACCTTAAGAAGGATGACATCAAAGAAATCTGTAAGCGTTATGATTTGAAGATTACTACTGATATCAGCAAAGCAGATTTCTTTATTGGCAATGATCATGTATCCGCATATTGCTCAATGTATGACTATACTGTGGATTCTAGGGCATTGATGTGTCAAGCATATATTAATCTGTTTGATTATGAGCATTGTGGTCCTAAGATAAAAAATGAGTTTATAAACTTCATGTCATCATTAGCAGGAATAACTCCCGATCTTCTTAATGAGCAGACTTCTATTGCATATACTAAAGAAATCAATACCAGATATGAAGACTGGACTATGTATGCTACTGAAGGTAAAAGTAATTATATTACGGATGAGGGTATTTATATTCTATATAACATGCTCTCTAGAAAGGTTCCAGTAGTAAGCGTAGATAGTTTGTTCAAGGGTATAGATAAAGTTACTATAGATAAGGACATCTATGATACGTTAGTTATGATGTTTAAAGGAACAGATGATGATAAAGCCGTGGCAATCAACATGTTATATAATTGTAACATTGATGCTTCTCTCTATTATATCTGGAAATTAATAAATGATTTGTCATATGTTATTGTGTATTATAAACATCGTAATACTAAGGCGCATAAGACATTCATGGAATCTATTATGAAGCTTCAGCATTTAGATAATATAGAAGCAATAGCTTTATTTAAAGAAAAGAATTGCTTGACTAAAGAAATCTATGAGGATCTGTCTAGCAAAATACTTAACAGAGTTAATAGCTATGGTATAATTGAGGAGACAAAACGTAATAATGTTTTGAATATATCAATTGATATTATACCATACGAAATCTTTATGGAAATAACTAAACCCGAAGAAGTAGATGTTTGATCCACAAGCAGAAGAAAGATTTTATGAGAACAGGTTTCATTTCAGTTATTCTGGATTAAATAAGTTATTGTATTCACCATCTATATTCTATAAGCATTACATTCTAAATCAGCAGGACGACAGAACAGATACGCATCTTGTAGAGGGCAGGCTATTGCATTGCCTTCTGCTTGATGCAGAATCATTCAATAAGCAATTTATTCTTGCTTCTGGTTCTGTACCTACAGGTCCAACCAAACAGGTAATAGATCGTGTATTTAGAAGTGCTGTAGAGCAGAGACGTGCAGATGAATCAATGTCAAGTTTTCAGAGCGAAATACTTGACATATTGAAAGACATTAACTTTCATCAAAGACTGAAGACTGATGAACAAAGACTGGAAAAAATCCTTACCGAAGATGCAATTGCATATTTTGAATTCCTGAAGAACAGATCAGGTAAGGATATTATTGATGAAGATATGTACACCAAGGCTAAAGAATCCGTTGAGATGATTAGAAATAATCAATTAGCAATGGATGCTTTGTCTGGTGACCATGTAGAAAGCGAGGTCCCGTTAAATTGTACAATTAATGATTATCCCTTTGGTATTAAAGGTATTGTAGATAGAATTATAATAAGGGATTCTAAGGTCACAATTTGCGACCTTAAAACTACTGGTAAGACTGTTAGTGAGTTTGCAGATACTGTTGATTACTATAACTATTGGATGCAAGCAGCAATGTATGTGGAACTAGTTGCCTGCACAAAGCAAATAGATCCAACAGAAATTGATTTCAATTTTTTAGTAATTGATAAATATCAGCAGATATATGTGTTTGATGTTGAAAAAAATACTATGTTATTATGGAGAGAAAAACTTAAAGACAAACTTGAAATAGCTAAATATCATTATAATAATAGATATTACGCTTTACCATATGAGTTTGCAACAGGTAAAATCACCCTATAAAAATGGTAACTAAACTGTATACTGAATATATCCAAAAGTCTAGATTATTTATATATCCTCTTTTGGATATTAGAAAAGGTTCTGAGGCTGTTCCAATTGAGAGTTATATCAGTTGGACTGGTCTTCATGATCCTGAAGATATGAAGTTTGTATGTGTATATCACTTGAGGGACGATGATGTATTTAGAAGATTTGAAAAGAATAAACTTACCAGCAATAAACTTTTCCATTCTTTCTACGAAACAACAAACGATGAGGGTGTGTATGTTTTTGATATGTCTAGTTATAAATATGACTGGGAACAATTCTTAGCCGGTCGGTATTCTCATATGACTACTGATACTAAGAATAAAGTACTTAAGTTTTTTATGGCTAATAAGTCTAATTATCATCAAATAAACAGCTATCTAAATCCCGAAATTTACTATGAGCAATATGCTAACTTACTGAATGTCAGTGAAAAGATCCTACGTGATGTTGGCGAGTTATGTTCAAAGCCAGATTTAAAGAAAGAAAATTTGAAAGCAAAGGTTAAATCTATATCTTTGTTCTAGTATCCTTAAAAAACCAACATGAATAATATGATGTTATTTACGTCTAGTTGGAAAAACAACCAGACGTTTAAAATGATTCCTGCAACGGAAGACTGTCCATTTGTAGAATGTATCTTTGATTCACAGCTAAAAGTCTTGGCTGTTATCGGTAAGAACAAGAAAGATCAATTCCATTTAATCACAAAGCTAGATGCTAATGGTGATCCAGAACCTAGGAAGAATCCTAAGTCTGCAGATAAAATGGTTAAAGAAGAAAGAAGAACTCTTGAAACATACCAAGAGTATTATTTAGAAGAGAGATCTGATATTGAAGCATTTGTAAATCATTTTGCTTTTAACTCAGACAAGTATGACTTTAAAAAGTTTTTTGAAACAGCGGTAACGGAATAATAACTAATGAATCATTGGATTATAGACTATGAGACATTAGTAGATTGTACTGTTTTATGTGCTCAGCACTATAAAGATCCTGAAGATTTAAGGGTATTCGTTGTATCTAGGCTTCGTAATGATATACAGAAGCTATATCTATTCCTTGTAGATAATGTACTTGATGACGAGTTCCATATCAGCTTTAATGGTATTGGATTCGATAATCAGATTACTTCATTTATAATGAACCGTTTTGGTATTGGTATTTATGATACCATGAACGGTGAACATATAGCTGCTGAAATATATGAAGAGGCACAGAGGATAATCACTGAACAAGATTTTAAGCCGACTTGGAAGAACAATGTAATTAATACCATTGATCTATATAAGTTGAATCACTGGGATAATCCTGCAAAGAAATCTAGTTTAAAGTGGATACAGTATAGCATGGATTGGTATAACATTCAAGAGATGCCAATTCATCATACAACGTCTATAACAAAACAAGAACAGCTAGATACTATTATTCAGTATTGTATTAATGACGTTAAGTCCACTACTAAGATATATCAGCTTAGCAAGAGTCAGATAGCTTTACGGAAAGCACTGACAAAGGAATATGATATTGATATGTTTAGTGCTTCTGAACCTAGGATTTCTAAGCTTTTATTTATGCACTTCTTGAGTAAGAAGACTGGTATAAATAAGTATGAGCTGAATCAACTTAGGACAAGAAGAGAAACAATACGGATAGGTGATATCATACTGCCATACATTAAGTTTAAACATCCTGAATTTAAGAGTGTGCTAGATAAGTTTAAATCCATAGTTCTTGATACAAGAAATACAAAGGGTGGATTTAAATATTCTATTACACATAAGGGTGTTAAAACTGACTTTGGTCTTGGCGGTGTTCATGGTGCAACATCTCCAGGTATCTATGAGGCTAAAGATGGGATGATTATAATGACGTCAGACGTTACTAGTTTCTATCCTAATCTAGCCATCATGAATAAATGGTCTCCAGCACATCTACCTAAGGAAGAATTTTGTGAGCAGTACCAATGGTTCTTTGAGGAAAGGAAAAAGATACCGAAGAAAGATCCTAGAAATTATGTTTATAAGATCATTCTGAATAGTACCTATGGTCTTAGCAATGACGAGAATAGCTTTTTGTATGATCCTGAGTTTACTATGCGTATTACTGTAAATGGCCAGCTTTGTTTGACCATGTTATATGAAATGCTTAGCACTGGAATTCCCGGATCAATTCCTATTATGCAGAATACAGATGGTCTTGAGATGATGATACCAGCACATTACAAAGACAAGTATCTAGAAATCTGTGCAGAATGGGAGAAACTAACGAAGCTAAGTCTAGAGCATGACCAGTACAATAAACTGATTCTTGCTGATGTAAATAATTACATTGCTGTACATAAAACTAAATCATGTTCCAAGGAAGAGTGGGAAAACTTGAGGTCGCAAAGTCCACATTATATATTTACCCAAGACAAAGATTGCTATTATTATAACGCAACTAAGTGCAAGGGTAGATTTGAATTTTCGGATCTAGCTCTTCATAAAAACAAAAGTTTCCTGATTATTCCTAAAGCTATTTATTATTACTTCGTTCATGATGTACTACCAGAACATTATTTACGGGACAATAAAAACATATTTGATTATTGTGCAGGTGTAAAGGCTAAGGGTGACTGGAAGTTTATTGAGACCTGTATCGTAGGGACAGAGAAAATAAGCAATGAGCTACAGAAAATAGTACGCTACTATGTATCAAATAAAGGATGCAAAATAGTAAAGCGTAACACTATGGACGGTAGAGAAATACAAACAGAATCAGGCAGATGGCAGCAGAAAGTATTTAACGAGTATGTAGATCTTCCCTGGTCTGATTATGATCTAAATGAAAAGTATTATATAGATCGTATCTATAAAGAGATTAGTAATGTTACTAGTTCTCAAAACCAATATCAATTAACACTTTTTTAGAATGAGCAGAACATTGCCAAGTGGTATAACCCGTTCCTTCTTGGAGCAGGTTGCAATACCGAATCATGGGGGTAGGTATACTCCCATTAGCCATAAGTCAATTATTGACAAGAGTCTTGAAACAATTGTAAATAAAGGCTTTAATATTAAACAGGAACTGTATGCATCTAATGCATCCGGTACTGTTGCTATGGGTAAAATTTTATTGGATTACGGAAGTGATCCAGATTTGAAGATGATGTTTGTATGGGGTAACTCATATGATAAGTCAACAAGATTTAAGTGCGGCATCGGTGCATATATTGAGAGAACTAACTCTTACATATTTGCAGGACATCTATCCAACTTTGCTAGAAAGCATACGGGTAATGCTGATCAATTAGCTGTAGAGATGATTGAAACACAATTGAATCAGGCTAATATGTTCTACAATTACTTGTGTAATGGTAAGAACCAAATGATTGCCAAAGAGCTTACTGTTAAAGAGATGTCTGAGATTACTGGTAGATTGTTTATTGAAGAGCAAGTTCTTAATAAAGAACAAGTATCTATGGTAAGGGATCACATTGTTAATGAGGTAGCATTATTTGAAGAATACTCTAAAAATAATTTGTGGAACTTCTATAACAGTATCGGTTATGCATTGAAGCATTCTCATCCTAAGACCTGGTTTGAAGATCAGAGCAAAGCATACAGCCACATTCTAAATAATGTTATCAATCAACCTAGTGTTGCAGTAAACATTACTCCGTCTGAGACTGAAGAGCAAGTGCCTGATAATCAAATGAATATATTTGATGTCATTGATGAAGCGGAACCTGTTACAAATTCTGATGAGATTCTTAGTATCTTTGACGATAATAGTCCATTAGAACTTCCTGAACTTTAATTAACCAGGGGAGGGGCATGAAATCCCTCCCCATACCTTTAACTGCTATGAACTTCGAAGATTTTGAACAGATGTCATTGCATAGTCTTGCTGAGATTATGGAAAGATTTCACAAGAAGAATGCTGAATATGCATCTATAGATGATGTATTTTCTAATTTTAAAAGAGCGGCAGGAGGACTGTCGTACCATTGTAAAGCTGAACAGGTAGCATGGGAATATGCTGTTAAACACCTGCAGTCTGTAAAAGATATGATTGCATCAGAGACATCAACGGCTGAGGCAATAGATGAAAAGATCGGTGATGTAATTGCTTATATGCTAATCATAAAGGGTATGTTGTATAAAAGGATTAATTATAATCCTAATTATCCGAACTATGAAGGTGGAAGTGATAATCTTTGGAGTATTACCGAATCCTTGCATGATAGATTAATTTATACCCTTAAACCTGAGTAGTAGATATGAGAGATTATATTCAAATGGTTGGTGACTTCCATACTGTATTTGACCAGAAAGATGGAAACAAACCTAGGCTGATCAGCGCTAATGAAGGTAAGTTACGATACTCCTTACTTGCAGAAGAGAACAATGAGTACCTAGAGGCAGTAGAAAATGATGACCTAGTTGGAATTGCTGATGCCCTAGGAGATCAGCTTTATATTATCTATGGTACAATACTAAAGCACGGTCTTCAGCATAAGATTGAGGAAGTCTTTAGAGAAATTCATAGATCTAATATGAGTAAATTGGGTGCCGATGGTAAACCAATTTATAGAGAAGATGGTAAAATATTAAAAGGTCCTTCGTATTTTCGTCCTGATATTAAAAAAATAATCCAATGAAAGAACCAACAATCCAAATCCATGATTCAAAGAGAAGAATCATGGTAGCTAATGAAGAAACTGGTGAGAAAGAAAGAACAACTGTCTATGGCTATGTTGTAAAAACAGTAGCTAAAAATGGTCAGATTCTTCAAGTATCCGAAGTATTTAATGACATCAAAGCAGTTAAAACGCACATCAAAGCAATGATGACTGCTTGGTGTTCAGATGAACTATCTATCACAATCGTTGACAAAACCAAAGAAACTAAGTTTAGCAAGTTTGCTACAACTTTAGTGTAGTGTTTTAGTTTGTTATTATTTGATTAGGAGAGGCCCCGGGTAATACCGGGGTTTTTCTTTACCTACCCTGACCGCGATATTTCTTCTTGTAGTTTTTACTGGACTTTAATCCACTGTTTCTACTCTTAGCTACTACACCTGGTCTTTTTTTTCTTGTGCCTTTAGGTGCAAAGGCATTCTTTACTGATACTGTTTTTGCCATTCTATTATCTCCAATTTGATGATTTAACCCAGTTAGTTGTTGCTTGTGCAGGATCTAATGATTTACCTGTAACGCCAAATGATCTAAAGAAATAACTTATTGCTTTACTTCCTTCTTCTCCTTCTTGCATCCATGAGTATGGTCCTTCTCTCTGATCCCAATATGCTTTAGTGTCATCTATTCCGAATAGAGCATTACCTGCCACAAGACCTAATGCACCACCCATCTTCTTATAGTTATCTAAAGTATTTTTCATTGCTATGGCATCTAACTTGAGAATCTCTAGATAGTTATCTGCACCTAGTCCAGGCAAAGGTAGCCATTGAACCGTTTCATTTTTAAGTTGCATTGTCATAAGAAGTGCATGGTTAGTTAACCATCCTCCTAATTTAAAATCAGCTTCATTCTCACTTACCCCAAAGAAGGGCAATGGTCCTGATCTATTTCTAAGTTTCTCAAATTTATCTTCATCATCTTCATCAAATCCGAAGATCATTGAGATAGCCATGCTAAATAGAATAAGATATGCTACATCGGCAGTTGTCTTGTATAATGCAGCCTTCTCTGATGGTGATAAGAAACTAAAGTATTCTCCTCTGCTTTGTATTCCTCTGAAGAGTGCTCTCATTGCTTCAACATGGAATCCCATTACAGTATCTCCAACAGCAGCATCATATCTGTATTTAGGATTACGTATACTACCTCTAAACTGATATCTGTTCAAGAACATTCTAATAAACCAGCGCTTAAAGGCTATTATAAATCTGAAGGCCATAAACTTATCGGCCTCAGCATAATCAAACTTAGCAAAAGAACCGTTCAGGTTATTGTTTACACCCTGTACCTTATTCTTAAATGCTTTAAACTTAACTCCATTAATCCCCCATTCAGGGTCTACACCTTCTTTTAATCTTATTTGATTGTCTACTGTTTCCCATGCATCGATATATGCAATTCTTTTAGTAACTCCATTAATTGTTTGGGTTACATTTTTCTCGTGATGCATCATTGCACCGAATATAGACAATGATGAATTTAATTCTGTCCATTTACGGAAGCTAGTCATCCAAGTTAGTCCACCAAGTGCATCTTTAGTTAACGATCTTGAACCATGGTCTGCAAACTTTTCCTCAAATCTACCCTGATATGCATCAAATATTTCAACAAGCTGTTCGTCATGTGACTTAGGTCCAAACTTATTTACGTTAAGACTTATCTCCCACATTGTTTTATTTGACCATGCTACTCCTTTAGCATAGTTGGTCATGTTGTAGTATTGACCTCCAGCTGCTTCTTGAATACTCTGGATTCTAGCAGAAAAAGAGTTCTTAAGTGCACTAGGTACGTCCATAGCAAAGTATCCAAAAGCGGATAACTTCATAATGTTATCTACGGCTTTGTTAATCCAGTGATTGTCCTTATCCTTACCTAGAACACCTTTACGTACTACTCCTTCAAATTCTCTTTCTATAAAGTTATCTATTGCTGTTTCTCTTATTGATTTCCCTTTACTCTTACCTAGTGTTGTTTTTTCTCCAACAAGACTCCAGGGACTATTGTTTTTCTGTGTTCTTTTATTAATGTTTTTAAATTCATTAATAGCATCTTCGGAACCTCTCATTACCATCTGTAGTGCCCTAGCCATTGGATTCATCTCAACAAGCTTTCTCTGCTTTTCAGATGCAATCATAAATTTTAACATACCATAAGTTAAATCTAATGACACATCATCAGCTTCTAGAGCAGATAGTCCAGTGATTGGAATTCCGGCATTCTCATCATTGTATACTTCGCCATCCATCATCATCATCTGATCTTTGAAGTTGTATCCTTCGTCAGCATCATCAGCTGCAGGTTTCCACAGTGATCTAATTCTTCTCCACCACCTAGATATTGGATTTTCTAATTTACCTTCAGCAGTAAAGTATTCCATTCTAGACTCATAACCTTCCTTTCTATATCTAGGTATATCAAAACCTAATTTAGAATTATTGGGACTGTTTTCCTGGAAGGTAAAATGCCATTTAGTTAAGGCAATAATAGCATTATACAAGTTCTTATCCGTGTTGCGGATATTAAAGAACTTTTCATTTACATATTTCTTATCGTCAATGTCTAATCTAGGTAACCAGTTACCTTTATTATCTATGTTGGCCTTGGTGATATCTCCCTGTTCAATTGCCTCAAGTACAGATACAGGCTTCGTAACAAACTTCTGCCTTACAGTTCTCTCATAGTAAAGGTGATTAGGCATACCTACAATTGCCTCGTCCTGACCTAATGAGTTAGTAAAGCTAAATATTTCATAGTACTGTATGTTCTTGGGTCTTACTACACTCCAAGCTTTTACACGTTCTATCTTTCTAGTCTTTACCCCAAATTTATCGGTAACTGTTTTGATAATATGATTTTTATCAAACCATTCTTTAAATTCAGGATTAGTACTAACTATAGTATTATAGAAGTCCATGTTCAACACTCTATCTGCAGTATCCATTGTAAGATCTTTCATGTCAAAGTTTGACTCTAAAAGATTCATATCAACAAGGCTCAGATAGTTATTGAACATATCCATGTAATAATCTGTTGGATATGATTGCTGTAATTCTCCTAGCTCTGAGTATAGCTGGTACAGTTTAGTTTTATCTTCTTTAGACAAACCAAACTGTGATTTCTTATCTAGTAATACTTTTACCTCATCTCTTTCTTCTTGAGTAACTGGCTCCCCCTCAGATAATTTTTCATAGTAATTACTAAGGGTAACATGTTCCAATTCTGTTAGACCAGTAAGCTTGGGTAAATTTTCTTTTGCAAGATTAATTAACTCCTGTGTTTCCTTTATGGCCTCGATGTTACGTAGGTCCATGGCTGTAGCTTCAGGCTGGTTATCCTCATCTCTATAGGGATTCATCAGCTGCAAAAGCTTTTCATAATGCTTGCTTATATCATAATCAGCCTGTAAGTTTTTGGGAAGTTTACTAGTTATCTTTTTAATTTCATCTGTAATTCTTTTTTGTTCAGCATAAAAGCTATCCTTAATTACAGTTCTAGTATTCTTTTCAATCCACTTATTTCTAAGTTTCATAAATGGTACACCCCATTTCTCGTAGCCTTGGTCAATAAGTGACTGCTCATATAGAGCAAGAGAATTAGTAAATAGTTCTGGAATTAGAGTATTATCATACAAGTCCTTAGAACTATTTCTAAACTCTCGTAATCTTTCTGCAATTTTAACTCCTTCCTCATCTTTTAATTGACCTGAAGAAGTATAGTTAGAATGCAGCTGTCTGTATTCTCTCCAAAGATTTGCTAATTCATCCCTAGTATCAAAGTTCTCATTTGTTGTCGAGATACCAATTGATGTGGTAAGATTTTGAATTCTTGACAATAACTCGTTTCTAGCAGCTTCTGCTTTTGCACCGATAATATCCCCAGGACCTTGATTAAAGATATTAAATCTCTTATAGTACTCCTCCGTATATGGCGTATGAAAATACTTTTGTTCGTAGTCTCTTTTTTCTTTCTTAAGTCTTAGAACCTCATCATTGTTTCCTGATGCATATGCCACCTCAGTTGCTGCTCTAATTTCAGATTCCAGTCTAGCAATGTCAGATCTATAGTCTTTCCAAGGATTAATAATAGTATTTACATCTTTAGTAACGTATTTACCATCCTTATCTATGCCACCTTTCTTATCTCTAAAGGTTGCTCTTCTTCCAAATGCAGCAGGATTAGATTGGTTATAACCAGCAGCCTCAAGTATAGGTTTAACCTCATTAAGGAATGTATTACCTTTTCTTTGGGATGAGGTAAATACTTCAGTAAGATTATTCTTTACCCATCCAGCAAATCCAAATACAATTGGATCTTGGTTATATACAAAAGCTTCCATAAAGGAATTAAGGGCATGACCATCACCAAGTCTACCGGTCATTAAGTAATCAATCTTCTCATCGGTAAGATATGCACCGTCTCTATAGCTTTTCATTTTTAGAATCTCATAGTTGTGAGATTCAATAGAAGACATTGGTAGTCCTTTATCTTTCTTATTTTTAAGATCAAGGAATTCAGAAAGTTCTGGTCCTTCAAGACCCCAATAGTCTTTTTGTTTCTGGGCTATAATACTTGCAGGAGCATTTCTTCTACGGAGATCCTCCATAATCTGGTCATACTTATCATCAATAGCAGTTTTCATCGGTGCTATCTGAGACTTGAGAACCTGAGATACACCTTCAGTATATACTTTGTTTGCTGTCTTCTGTGCGTTGGATATCTTTCTTCTGATACCTCCGACTAAGGATATAATAGGATTATCAGGTTTAATTGCTCCTGCCTGTAGTTCATTGTTAATGGTAGTCTCCATACCATTTAAGAACTCATCCCATGAATTCATAATGTTGTTAAAGTAAAATACCTTAGCTACATTATCTTGGGAATTCATATCCTTCACAAGATTGATGAGTTCAGTATGCACTCTATCAGTCATTACATTCAGACGCAATAAACTATCAAGAAATGCTTTAGTGTGTTGCTTAGCAAATTCAGCATCCTGTTGAAGTCTTGTCATTTCATTTACCAAGTATACATTCTTACTTTGGTAAGGTGCTAAGCTTTCGTAAATCTCCCTAAGGTCAGACCTCTGGTACAAATCTTTAAGGATTTGTTCCATTGCCTTATAATCCTTATTATTTTTTATAAGCTGGATATGACCAGAGATCATACTAAATAACTCATCAGTTGAGTTTTGCAAAGTATTCTGTGATACTTTTTCCATTGACTCAATCAAGTTATCATACTCGGTCATGTAAGCAGCTATGTCTTCACGAGTAATAGATTTTGTATCTATATCAAACTCTTCCATCATCAGCATATCTGCAAGCTCCCCAATAGTAGTATTAGGATTAAGTTTTTCAACTTTTACTTTTCCGAATACTCTACGTAGAAGTTGCTTGATTGCATACAACAGATTGGAAATGAACTTGTTAAATGCAGAATCAGATGTATCTGTTGCTGCCTGAGTTAAAGCCATAACCAATACTTCCTCCATTATGATTGGATCATTTGGTGCAGCAGAAGGATAAGCTTTCTTTGAACGGTCAAGTAATTCTTGACCCTTCGATGTAGCCATTACCTGTTTATAGAGGCTATTAAATAGTTCAGGATTGGCTGTTGCAATTGCTCTTACTAAAGGATGAGCAAATTCATGGAAGACAGACTTCTCTGTTGCTAGTTCTGGTAAGATATAAATGGTATCTCCGAAATAAAATGCAGGTTGTCCAGACCAAACATTCACATCTTTAGTAATCTCTTGTGCTTCAGCAGCAGTAACAAACTGATAGGGTACGCCTAAATTACTACTTAGTTTTTCTGCAATAGCATTTATAATGGCACGACCTTTAAGATTTGACTGAGATTCAGTGTCAATCTGCAGACCTTCTCTTATAACCTTATACCAAGGGAATGCATTCTCTATATCAACAAAATAATCCTTAGAACCTACCGGAGCTTCTGTCACGGTTTGCCTATCAGGAGAGTTAATGAAGATATTATAATCATCCATTATTTTATTGAACTCATCACTAGTCGGCATAGTAGGTTCTTCCCCTGGCTTAAGGCTAGAGTTATGAATCATATATGCTCTCAATGCCTGACTTACAGCAGATCTTTCAGGTATACCTACGGATATAGCATGTTCTACTAATGGTTCAAATTCTGATGGTATCGGACAAGAGTTCATTACGCTAATTTACAAGATTTTTTAAGGTCAAATATTTC